AACCGTATAATCAACAACGGGAATTAAATACTCAACTGGAGCATCGGGATCATAATCCTGATGCATAAACTTCTCCCAGTTATCCCAAACCAAACGATTCGGAACAAAAAAACCGTGAACCTCAATGAACACATTATCCATCAAAGGGGTAAGCGGCGTAAGAAGCCGCGACATCCAAGAAATACCAATATTAAACACATCACCAGGAAGTACTTCTTCGTGAAGAATAGGAAAAACACGATCCTTAGACATCGTAGTCGTAAAATTATGACTCAAATCAAACTGAGAACGCGGAACCCTCGGACGCTCCGTCTGAGCCATTCTCTCACCAGTAGCAATCGTACTATTGCGTAACATCTCTCTCTCCTCAAAAAAAAAGAGGCCAAGGTTTTACCCCTGGCCTCCCGTGGTTTCCAGCCTTTCGGCTAGTTTCGTCGGCTTACGTGCCAACAAATTGATTAGGTTCAGCCATCACAGCGGGATGTTCCAACTGATCAAACTTACCGGTCGATTCATTAAACGAACCAAGATGCAATAACTCAAAATCAGACGGCCATTTTCGAAACGGGGAGTCGTCCTTACGACACGCATCCTCGAAGCCACGAATGGCAAGCGTGTGATCACGCTCATAAAATGGACGATTAAAAACACCGGCCTTCCGATCCCGAACAACATAAACATTAGCCATCACAGATCCTTTCGCGTCACACGACGCTGTAACGTCCTACCGACGCCACGATCATAGTTTTGTTTCTGATTAAGGCCGAACCACTCGGCCTCCGTAAACACATCGCGCGACTCTAAACGTTTGTCACGCACTTTTTGTAAAAGCTCAGGATCTTCTTTCTCAAGCCAACGATCATAGAGAGTCGGAGGCAACATCGTAACCCGATCACCATTAGCACGGGTAACAACACACTCATCAGACGGATACATATCTGATCTAAAACGCTCAAAGTGCGCGCTTCCAAGACCATGACACCAACTAGAAAATTCTGGAGTCTTTCCACCATACCTCCGTGCATTCTTCCCAGTCTGCTTCTTAAGAGCATACCTAGCGGCGTAAGCCGCAAATTCAAAATTCAACTTAGATAAACGATGAGCACCCTCTGGCCACAAACGAGTCATCTCTGCAGAAACAAACTGCTGAGCACCACTACGAGACTTCTCAACTTCAATTACCTGCCAAGGGTAATCTACAAACGCAACACCGTGATAATGAGGACGACCCTTCTTATCTCCATACTCACCAACAACAAAAACTTTAAACTTCTCAAAAAAACCACGACTCGCGTCCTGATCAATATCCTTACGCAAACGCGTAATACGTGGCCGATCTAACGTCGGACCACAACAACTCTGAGGGAGATGTTCATCATCATAAGTCAAGGTAAAAAACCAAGATTCACGATGAGCCTTCATCTCATGAACAATCCGTGCGGCAACTTCTCGGGAACGGTTCAACCGACACCAAACGCACTGCTTACAACCCACTAAAAAATGCTTTCCCGGCTCATACTTAAGCCGCCGGCTCATAAAATTCTTATAACTGCAAACAAATTCATTCCCAAAGGCCCGCTGGGCCATTACATTAGGAGACGTACAGTGCATAACTTCGGATAACCTCTATCCGCAGATCAAAATCCCCGGGGCCTACAACTCCCCGGGGACCCAAAAACAACTACAACCGAATACCACCTCGAGAAGGTGCTACCCGTACATTCAACCAGTGGGTACGAGCCCCACGACGGAATGCGTGCTTCGCGCGCGAATGACTGACTCTTTTTCTACGTCTCATAACAGCTCTCCTTTACGGAGAGCATAACAGCTTTCCAATTTGAGGAAAGCTGGGACAGTTACTACAAGGGGCAACTGTCCCGGGGCCGAAATCCGGCCTACTAATTCACTCAAGCTCTAACGCTATTATCGCTATTCAAGCTCACAATTCAGCTCATGATTAAACGCACACAATGACGATATGAGCAGAGAACTCAACGAGGATGGGTCTACGAATGGACTTTTCACACAACAACTCCAACGGTCACATCCTGACTTGGGTGGGGCACCGCCTCCCTTTGCGGCCCTATTACGCTACGCTCGCTATCGCAGGCTAACGCTCGCTATCGCTACTCACTACGTTCGCGGGCCCGGTCGGCTTTACGTGACCCCACGCCAATTCCGGCTGGGACCTTAGGAGATGCTATGTCGAACGAAAAGAAACCATTCAAAGACCCAGAAACCATCGTTGAAGTACTCAACGCTCAACATCGAATCACAATGTGGTACGTCAAAAAAATCCAAGAGCTGGAAGACAAAATAGTAGAGCTTGAAAAGCTAGAAAACGCTCGAGCTCGAGGCGTAAAACAATAAAAAAAAGGCCCGGGGCTTCGGCCCCGGGCCCTTAGTCCCTACTCGCCCTTAGCGGGCTTGGGACCTGGAGGCTTCGGCGCCTCCTCAACGTGTTCTGGATCTGGCTGGCTAGGGGGCTTAGGTGCGTGCTTACGTACTAAAGCTTGAGCAGCCGCTAAACGATTCCGTTCCCTCTTACCAATACGTTGAAGAACAGCTCGCATCCCTTCCGGTGTAGATACCTCACGATACCTTCCAGGATTATTACCAAGCTCAAGACGAACCTCTGGCGGCAACTTAAGAAAATGCGCCTTAGCACGCTCGAGAGCGTCATGCATTTCCTCGTAACCCTTATAACCAACATCCTCTCGGATCACATCATCTGCAGGACCGAACGCGTGCGAAAGCACACCTTCCAAACGATACTTCGCCATAATGCGATTAATATCCGTCTCTTCAATAAACTCCTGCTTCGCAGCACCAAACTCCTTTCCACAAGGCCGATGTAAAGCTCGGCCCTTAGCCTTAGACAAAACATTCAACGGCTTACTCACCATGGGTCGCGTCATAAATATCAGCTCCTAAATTAGAATTCTGAAGACTCTCAAACGCAGAAGAAAACGGAAGACGATTCCAAAGCGTACGAGCTCCCTTAGTTAAACTACCTGCTTCCGAACCGGACCGAAGAGACTCCTTGCGTTCAGGCGCAAGAGACTTAGCAATCGAAGTCTGAGTACGAACCCAATCATTCTTAGCGGATCCACTCTCAACCTCGTTATGAGCCTTAGCAGCAGCAACAGAAGCCTGAGCGCCAGAACTAATTACATCGTTCTTAGCCTTCTTAATTTGTTGCTCAACCAACTCACGATGAACACCCTTCGTAAACGCGTCACTTACCGCGGACCCCATGTCCGCACTCTTGGGGGCATCCAACTGCGCGGCCGCCGAAGAGGGGGTCGAAGCCCCTCCACCACCAGCTGAGAGAACTGGGTTAAGTCCAGCGGCTTTAAGATCTGCCACTTCTCGTTGATGAGACGTGTTTGACATCCTCTCAGACCAATCACGATTCTCTCTAGCCAAGGCAATATTCTGCTTATTAATCTCAGCCGCACTTGCGATGTTCCTTTCGTTAGAAAACAAAGATCCAACAGCACCTAAAATTTCACCAATCATCAGATCCTCCAAAGACCTGGCGTACTACGCACTGGCAGCGGCCTGGTCGCCTTAAAATCAAAATGAAAATTCAAAAGCAGCTGATCTTCAGAATCCACAGAGACCGTACGAGACAACGGCATATCCTGACGAATAAACGCATCGTTCAATGCAGGCGCGGACGGGAAATCATACGCCAAGTGCCAAGAATCCAAAGTAACAGGATCAGCAGACCGCATAACTCCAGCAACACGAGACTCCTTTGAACGCATTTCATCCCAACGACCAATATAACCAAGAGCGTCGTCATCAGAAGCACCACCGTCACCAAGATAATAAATCTCAGAAACAAGAGAAGCCTGTTCAGACAAATTAGCCATCAACGGGAAATAAAAGTCGTTCCTAGTACGGCGTCGATATTTGCGTGGCAAGCCCTGCTGATACGTTTGATCATGAACGACTGAAGCAAATAAATAGAACTGACCATGCTCGGAAAAACTCTTGACCATCCGGTTATTCGTCGTGATTGACGCTGCCGTCGCAGCCAAATTTCCTTGAGCAGTAGTGTTCGTCTCAGATGTTTGAGGGATTGCCTGATAGCCCAACCGTGCACGCGCCATTCCAATGTACTCAGGTCTCTGCAACCTGAAATCCTCCGCCTGTACACCAAAGTGACCAACCAACAACTCAGTGTAACGAGTACCGACACGCGCGTCCCTTTCATACATTTGTTGCAAAACTGCAGCTTCACGAAAATCAGACATTGTAGCTGCAGAAGTGCCAGTCATATCTGCACGGATATTAGGAAATCCCGGATTATTAGGATCTTCCTCAACATACACGTACTCATTATCAACAGAGTTACCGATCAAACGCTCTGAATCGTAAGTAACCGTTCCAGTACCATCGGTCTCATAAACAGCTTTATCTGTAGAATCGTAAGACTGATTAAACTTACCAATACCCGTCACCGGAGCAAAACCAGCGAGAGGCAACAACACATCCGGACCCTTCTGAGGCCAAGGACGCTGAGTAGTAAAATAATCCTTCTTCTTAGAACGCCAAAACGCTGGAGTAGTCTTAAAAATCTCCATGTTCTTACCAGCAGCACCTGTATCCGGACCGTCGTCCTTAATACAAGGCAACTTCGCCTGCAAATCCTGATCGCGAAACCATTCGTTATAAATCAACGGGATTCCACGAAACGGAAGAGCATTAACTGGATTATCCGTATTCGATGAACTCGTAGCATCTACCCAAGGCAAATCAGGCCAATACTTCAAATACGAATACGTAGTCGTCATCGCCTGAAGAACCGTATAATCAACAACGGGAATTAAATACTCAACTGGAGCATCGGGATCATAATCCTGATGCATAAACTTCTCCCAGTTATCCCAAACCAAACGATTCGGAACAAAAAAACCGTGAACC